CAGCAGATGCAGCAATCGTATTTGGAGCAGCAGCGTCATATATTGCCTGACATCATACCCGAGTGGCGTGACAAGAAAGTCGCGGCCACGGAAGCAACCCAGATACGGGACTTCCTCCTCGGCGAAGGTTTCAGCGAGCAAGACGTGAGCGGGATGTCAAATGCAACGCTTGTGAAATTAGCGAGGAAGGCGATGTTATATGATCGTGGAGAAACGCGGGCCAACGAGGTTAAAGCTAAACCTAAAAAGCCGCGCGCCAAGATACTGAAGTCGGGTTCCAGAGCGTCACAGCCTAAACGCACCTCAGCAGCACAGGAAGCGCAGAACCGCGCACGGAAAACTGGTCGCGTCAACGACGCAGCGGCCGCAATCAAAGCCTTGCTATAGGAGCATAAACTATGACTATCATTGCAAACACCTTTACGTCTTTTGACGCCAAGGGTATCCGGGAAGAATTAGCCAATGTTATCAGTAACATAGCCCCCGAAGAAACACCCTTCACATCCAACGTCGGTTCCGAAAATGTGTCCAACACATTCTTCGAGTGGCAGTTGGATGACTTGTCCAGTGTTGACGTCACTCCAGTAATTGACGGCGACGATGTTGCATCATTTGACGCAACCACCGCCACAGTCCGCGTGGGTAACTACACGCAGATCCGTCGTCGTTCAATGGTTATCGCTGACAACCTTGGCTTCCAAGATCTTGCCGGCCGTAACGACGAAGTCGCGTATCAGCTTGCCAAGCGTGGTAAAGAAATCAAGCGCGACTTGGAAACAATCTACACAGGCAACACAGCCCGTTCCGCCGGCTCAGCATCTGCTGGTCGCGTAACTGCTGGCCTGGGTGCGTGGATTGCAACCAACGTCAACAAAGCTGGCGACGGCACCAACCCAACTGCGGTTGACGGTTCCGACGCCCGTAACGACGGCACGCAGCGTGACTTTACTGAAGCCATGTTGAAAGACGTGATGCAGCAGGCGTACACATCCGGCGGCAATCCATCCGTTCTGATGGTTGGCCCATTCAACAAAACTGTTGTTTCTGGCTTCGCAGGCATCGCGGCGCAGCGCTACCAAGCCCCAACTGATGGCCCAACAACCATCATCGGTGCAGCTGACGTGTATCTGAGCGACTTCGGCGCCCTGACTGTGGTTCCTAACCGCTTCAGCCGTGAGCGTGACGCTTGGTGCCTCGATACAGAGTATGCGTCAATCGCAACTCTGCGTCCGATCCAAGCTGTGGATCTTGCCAAAACAGGCGACGCAGAGAAGAAAATGCTCATCTGCGAAACTGGCCTCAAGGTATCCAACGAAAAGGCCCACGGCCTGATCGCTGACTTGAACGTATCGTAAGTATGGTGGGGCGGCTTCGGTCGCCCCATTCACTCTGGAGGTAAAGATGAAAAGACTTTTTAGCCGAGACGAAGCCGCCGGGATCACGCGGTACTGGCACGTCAAGCAGAACGGCGAATACGTTATTGAGACCGTGCAGGACAGCACAAAAATCATCGAAGCAAACAAGCGCTCGTACAACGACGTGTCGGGTAAATTCGGGGAACACGCCAAGGTGGCCTCCATCCCGCTTTCCGTGTATTATGAGCTGAAGAAGCAAGGCATCGCTGACGATCCGAAAGCCCTACGCAAGTGGCTAAACCAGTCGGAAAATCGGGCGTTTCGCACTCGAGAAGGTACACTGTAATGGCGATCACAACGTATGACGAGCTCAAGGCATCCATCGCCGGCTGGCTGAACCGAGACGACCTGACGGCGGTCATACCAGACTTTATCGCTTTGGCCGAGAGCAGCATCGACCGCGACTTGCGCCACTACAAGATGGTGCAGCGCGCCGACGCCACGCTCGACAGCCGATATGTGCAGGTGCCGGAAGACTGGGTGCAGACGATGCGCTTCACAATTACGTCTGGCAACACGTTCCGCATCGAGGCGACGTCAATCGACGACCTGGCCCAGCTGCGCCAGGAAAACAACAACCAGCCTGGCCGGCCTCGCCTTTACGCCAATGTGGGCCACGAGATCGAGGTATTCCCAACGCCAGACACCGAATACGATATGCAGTTAATGTATTTTGGCAAAACCCCAGCGCTGAGCGCCTCCAACCCATACAACTGGCTTTTGCAGGACGCCCCAGACGCCTACCTATACGGCGCCCTGGTGCAGTCGGCTCCATATCTAAACGATGACGCTCGGACGCAGGTTTGGGCGTCGCTCTACTCAAACGCGATACAGTCGCTGCAAAAGTCGTCCGACGAAACAAGATCCGCCGGCTCTGGCCTCCGAATGCGGACGTCTGGCTATTAAATTAATATTGGTGTATGATCGCGCCAGATATATCTAACGGAGCATAGCATGAGCTTTTCAAATTACTTAGAAACCGAAATCCTGGATTTCGCGTTCACAACAGGCACCGCCACCCGACCAACTGCTTGGTACATTGCGTTGTACACTGCGCCGCCAAGTGACAGTGGAGGTGGCACTGAAGTATCAACTGGGGGTTACGCCCGTCAGTCCGTGACGTTCTCCGTATCAGGTGACACTGCCTCGAACACTGGTGCCGTTGAGTTCCCAACTGCTACAGCGTCTTATGGGACCGTTACGCACGTTGGTGTTTTTGACGCCAGCTCTTCTGGTAACTTGCTCGCCTTCTCAGCTCTTAACGTGTCTAAGGCAATCGACACTGGCGATGTATTCCGCATCCCAACTGGCGACTTAGACATTACGCTAGACTAATCATGGTGGGTTACGGTTCAAGTAATTTTGGCACCCGGCTATTTGGGTTTGACGGCACCGTAAAAGATGCCGCCGCTCAAGTAACCGCAAGTGCGTCTTTTGCTTCCGTAGCCTTTAAAACAGCTGCGGGTGTTTCCGCAATATCATCAACGGCAGGTGTAACGGCCAGCGGCCTAAAAGTTCTTGACGGGTCGGCAAGTGTCGCGGCAACGTCAACTGGCTCCGCCGCTGCTGATGTTATTGTTGACGCCGCAGCTACAATTTCTGCTGTTTCTTCAGCAGACGCAACAGCGGAAAAAGAATTCCGCTTTACTGTTTTGATAACTGCAACCGGGACTATGGCAACGGTGGGCGTCAAAAACGCATCGGCGTCAATGACAATTTCTCCGCAGCTTACGGTTACGTCTGATAGTTTGCGCGTGAGAGAGGGTTCTGCCGACGCCGTTTCGTCTGCCGCCTTTAGTAGTAACGCCGTGTATGAGGCTGTTGGGGCTTCGCAATGCTCTCCAGTTGTTAATGTTGTAACCGCCGCCGCCGCAACCTATCGCGGTCATGGAGGCATGACTTCATCGTCTCAAACTATCGCCAATGGCCAAATTACGGCCAGAGGTGAGGCGACAGCTTCTGGCAAGTCAACAACAGTTGTGTCCGCACGATACAAGTGGAATGATGCGGCAGACCCGACCACACCGTGGTCTAAAGCAGATTATTTAGAAAGGGCCGCGTAATGGCTGATGGAACTACAACAAACTACAGCTTTGTTAAGCCCGAAGTCGGCGCGTCCGAAGACACTTGGGGAACGAAGTTGAACGCAAACTGGGACAGTGTTGATACTGTTCTTGAGAACATTCAAAATGATGTGGACGTAAAGGCGTCAACAGGCAAGGCCATTGCTATGGCAATCGTTTTCGGTTAAAGGAGAAAATCAATGGCCGCACCAAACGTAGTAAATGTTGCAACAATTACAGGCAAAACTGCCACGGTTGCACTTTCAACAACATCCGCCACAACGCTGGTCAGCAACGCTGCATCCAGCGGCAAGGTGTTTAAGATCAACATGATCCAAATCGCTAACGTCGATGGCACAAACGCCTGTGACGTTACGGTGGACATGCACAGCGCAGCATCTGGCGGCGGCACAGCATACTCGCTTGTTGCCACTGTTTCAGTTGACGCTGACTCATCGCTAGTTGCTCTGGATAAGAATACTGCGATTTACCTTGAGGAAGACCGCTCAATCACAGCAACTGCTGGCACGGCGAGTGACCTTGAAGTGATCGTAAGCTACGAAGAGATCAGCTAATGCGCACCATAGGCAACACACCTGTAGATGGTGAAGTACGGGCTGTTGCCAGTGGTGCATTGGCTAACGGCGACACGGTTGTGGTTAATAGCGATGGGACTGTTAGTGCTGTTTCTGGCGCTTCTGGCGCAGAGGGAACTGCAACTACATATAACTCTGCTGCAACAAAGTATCCTAATCCCGTTTACGATACAGCCAATAATAAAGTTGTTTTCGCCTATAGTGACGATAATGTTGGGAACGCAATAGTTGGGACAATTTCTGGAACGTCTATTTCATTTGGGTCAGAGGTAAGATTTAACCCAACTTTTTCATCTTTGTATGTTGACTCTGTATATGATCCAGACAGCGGCAAAATTGTAATTGTTTATCGTGATGGCGCAACACAAGGCGAGTGTGTCATTGGCACGGTTAGCGGCACATCAATTTCTTTTGGAACGCCAGTTACATTTAATAGCGGGGCAACTACGTGGTGCAAAGTTGCGTACGATACCACAAATAATAAAGTTGTAATCGCTTATAGAGATGATGCGGTAAGCGATGGTCACGCAATAGTCGGAACGGTATCTGGCACGTCTATTAGCTTTGGCTCTGAGGTAGATTTTGAGGCAAGTGGTGTTAGCGTTTCTGGTGGCGATCCTTTAGAAATTGCATTTGACAGCAATTCATCAAAAGTTGTTATTGCTTATCGTGACAGCGGAAATAGTAATTATGGAAGTGCTATTGTCGGGACAGTCAGCGGAACATCAATCAGCTTTGGGACTAAAACTACGTTTGCGTCAGAGGCTGTTGATTGGCTTACGATGGACTTCGATACTATCAATAATAAACTTTTGGTTATGTATGACGCTGGCGCATCGGCTGGTAAAGGCATCGTCGGCACTGTTAGCGGCACTTCTATATCATTTGGAACAGCAGCAACATTTAAAGCAACATCTGTTGACGATATAAAAGTAGTTTACGGATCAAGCGAAAAGTTTTTTACCTTTATTTTTGAGGATGTAAGTGATGGAAATGATGGCAAATTAAACACCGCCACCATTTCTGGGACATCTGTTAGTTTTGGCACTGAGATTACTATTGAGGACAGCATGTTTTATAACGCTGGCATTGGTTATGACTCAAATGTCGGTCAGGTTATCGCGTTATTTGGGGACCAAATAGCAGAAGATGGACAATATTTAATTTATAAGCACGCAACTTCCAACCTCACCGCAGAAAACTATATCGGCATTGCCAAGGGCGCTGCTGCTGACGGTACATCTGCTGTTGTCCAGACGGGTTGCTCTATCAATGACGCACAGTCTGGCTTAACTGCTGGACAGGATTACTATGTTCAAACTGACGGCACTCTGGGTACATCCCCTGCCGATCCATCTGTCTTTGCTGGCACTGCTGTGTCGGCTACTAAACTTATCGTGAAAGGTTAAACTGATGAAGACCATCGTTGAAACATCCAGCGGCTTGAGCAAGTACCTTCTTGCTGATGACGTGACCATTACTGCCACGGCAGAGAACAT